CCATGGGTCCGGGTCCGGCTTTTTCGTGGGTCCGGGTCCGGGTCCGGGTCCGGCTTTTCATGGGTCCGGGTCCGGGTCCGAACAGATCTCAGGTGGAATATTTTTCCCCCCGCCTATATAATAAGCTATATATTGATGTATTTTTTTTCATATATACGGTGGTAGAAACAAAATGAAGGAATTATATACTTCTGAAATGATTCAACTGAAGAGGCTTCTGGCTGTCAGGATCAGGACAGAACTTGAAAAGCAAAACAGGAGCATTCACCAGCTTGCGTTTGACCTTCGCGTCAGCAGCGCGACACTTTACAGATATCTTGATCAGGAAAAGTTCTCGCCGAAGAAATCACCATCTGTCGAATACCTTTTGAAGATACTTATCGCCGTGTCTCCTAAGTTTGACGCACACCTCTCAGGTAGTAACCAGATTTTCACAACCACCATCCAGTAACAAAGGAGGAAAGAGCCATGGCCATGAGTAAAGAAGAAAAAGCTCGCCGCAGAAAAGCTCTAAAGACAATTGCTGACAAGCTCGGCGTTAAGGTTTCAGAACTGACAGATTCTGATAAAGCACAAGCTATCAATAGTAATACCGCCAAGCCGAAATTTGGAAGTAAAAAAGAAATCAGAAAATCCTCTTCCACTCAAAAAGCAACCAGACCCAGAGCCAAAAACGAAAAAGTTAAAACCGACGGAACAAAAAAACCTACGGCTACTAAACCACCCGCTCCAGTGGAAATGAAGGCTCCGGTTCTCGCAAAACCTGAAATAACAAAACCGGCGGCTATTAAACCTCCGGCTCCGATCGCTTTTAAAAAGCAGGGCCAGCCCGCCGCCCCTGCTAAAAGTGACGGGACTGGGAAATCCACCCAAATCAGAATGGACTGGCTCTATAGTACACTCGCCAGTGTACTTGCAGTAATGAAAAAATTTTTCGCCCTCGCCGCAAAAACAACCCACCAAGCGGCGGTAAAATCCAAATACCCCACCGGCTTTATTTATCTTGTCGGTTTGGCGGCTTTTCCGCTTTCAGTCATGATGCTCCTCATGACTCAGGAGCGCCTGAAAGAAACCGGCGAACACTTCCCCCTCACGTTCGCAACAGGCATGGAAGTGTTTATGTATGTGTGCGCGATTTTACCCATCGTTTTCACCGGATTTAAAAAATTCCGTGCTCAGTTTCTAATCCTTCTTCCTCTCAGTTTTTATGCCCTAGTCTTTTTCGATCATCCAGTCACTCTTCTCTGGTCAAAGGTAAGTCCCTTAATAAATGCCGACATCACTCAGGAAGTTAAAGACAAAAACCAAAAACTTTTAGATAACGATGTTAAATATCAGGCTGCTCTCACTGAAATCAAGAAATTAGAAGATGCTATTGATAATTTAAGGATCAAAGCCGTCCCTCATCAGGTTGACCTTGAAAGATACACGCTCAACAAATGGGTCTTAGCTCCTGTCCTAAAAAAACTAAGACCCATTGAAACACAAATTGAGAACGCCACAAACAAATTAAATGAATTTAAGGATATAAAATCTGAGAAAGAGAATTCTTACAGCACTCCCAAGAATGTTGTCTATACCGACTGGATGGCAATAACACAAATCTCTTACAACGCCTTAAAACAAGACATAAAACCATTTTTTATGACATTGATCACAGCATTTCTGCTTCATCTTTTTTTCTACCTGCTCACATCGCCTCCCCAACAGGCTAAAGCATGTGAACTCTCAATTATCCACGGAGGATTAAGCAGAAAGAAAAAAGATGATCCTTTCGCCAGTGTTGAACCATGAACTACACACAGACTGTTTTTCAATCAAGTTCAACAAAGCCCTGAGCGGCACAATCGACTAGAGGTGATCTATATGGCTCTGTCTTATGAAAGAAAAAAGGAAGTAAAGTTAGCCAGATCTCTTTTTGCTCAAAAAATTGGCGTGGAGCTAAGTAACTTGACGCAAGAGCAAAAAAAAGAAGCTCTTAAACTATTCGATGATAGCAAACTAAACAAAGAGAAGATTCCAACCATGGAACTAACAACAAAGCAAAAAAACAATATTATTTCAAATACTAAGAGAAAGTCTCTGGCTTTTTTCTGCAAAGAATCAGGATTTAAAAAATCAATGGCAGATCTGAGCGAACCAGAGAAAGCCACCTTCAATAAAAAATACCTTTCTCCCGCCCTCCAAAAGATTGCAGAGTCATACGATGACCCGAATCTTAAAGCTTTCATACTCAATAAACTTACCCAATTATCTACAGCAAAGGTTCCATCAACCATGAAAACTTCACCTAAACAATACACTTCTGATGATTTCGAGAAAATGGATCAGGAAAACAGATCCGAGCTTATAAACGGCGAAATCTTTATGATGAGCCCTGCTTCCATTCAACACTCAGTAACCCAGAGTAACCTCCTGAAAACCCTGAGCCTTAATTATAATTCCGTCTCTCCCAAAGGAGGGGAGCCATCCGGATGGACATTCATCGTTGAAGCGTGGACCAGATACGATAATAAATCATCAATGGTCCATGATATCGCCGCTTTTGAGTCATCCGGGCTAACAATCCCCGAAAAAGGGCCTCTCAGGATCAGGCCCCGGTGGGTATGTGAAATACTCTCACCTTCTAACTGGTCGCATGACACAAATACCAAACGGTTTGCGCTGGAGGAGCACGGTATACCATGGTACTGGATAGTTGATCCGATCAGAAAAGGAATTCATGTCTATCATCTTAAGCATTCCGGTGAACACTATCAGATTATTCAGGCACCTGATGAAAACTCCGGCTCTGTATGCCTTCCCCCATTTCCTGAGCTTGAAATTAATATGAAAGATATTTTTTCCCCTTAATCGCGAGCCTGTCATTTATTCTCCTGCTTCATTTTTTTCAGTTCTTCCACCTCACTGCTCAACTCATCTAAATAGCAATCCTTAAGAATACTATTCAGATAGTCCAGGACCTCTCTGTGCTCCCTGTCCCTGTCAACACTCAGATCATCCCTGAAGGCCCAGAAGACATCCAGCAAGTCTCTGATTTGTGCAAGTCGATATTCAGGAATCTCTTTCACCTTGGCCATACCACCTCTCTCTCACCCAAAAAGTCCAGGCTCTGCCATTTAATTCAGCCAGATAACGCACGTGCATCCACTGACTACAAAACTGTATCCATAAAACTCTGCTTTTTATTTCCATACTTTACAGAATACCTTACTATCCATATCTCTGGTATCCGATGAATTTCAAGAGGGGGCTGGTACATGGATCTTCAGCAGATTATTGAGTGGCTTATTGCGCTTTCAGTAATTCTTTACCTCGGCATCATGGCAGGGAGATATACAGGTTATACCTTTTTCGGCAAAGAGCTTAAGGACCCTCTTCTTGATCCGTTAATCAGATACCTGAAAAAGGAGAAAAAATGCCAGAAGAAATAACCATTACATACTCAGAACTATTATTTTCATACTTATACCTTGTCTTTGTAGGATACATTTTTCATTTATTTTACAAATACCAGGACAAAATTATCACTTCATTTCTTAGAAAAATACTAAAATCAGATTAGGGCTTTGGAGGGTTTGGCAAATCCTCATCATAAAATTTTCCGTTCCTCTCAGCTTCCGGCGGCTTTCTCACTAAAAAGACTTTTTTCTTAGATTTATAGTACTTCGTATGCTTCGGAATCGTAAAAAGGCTTATATGGTCTGTCTGCTCTCCTATATGATCATTAAGACTTATATCTACCGTTTTATAATGCTTAAATATTATATTCTTATGGCCACTGTAATCAGAAGCCTGCACATGAAACACCAATTGCATTTTGTCCTTTCCTTCCATAAATCTTGAGGTTCGTGGAATATCTGTTATACAGGCTTTATTATTCTTAATATGAAGGCCGTCACTTGTCTCATAAGGAACTTCTATCACAATCCTTTTGCTTACATTTCCCAGATTTTCCCAGACAAACCAGCAACCCACGGCATACAGAAGCACATTGCCACTGGCAGGCAGTTTAAAACCAAGAACCGTTGGTGAAGTCAGGCTTGATACATCTATAAATTTATTAAGAATGATCACTGGCACCACAGGAACAACTACTTTAAAAAGCGTCCATAGCATCATACTAAATTCCTGTGGGTCCATTATTCCTCCGTTAAAGCAGCAGGGAAGAAAACTATATTTTCGATAATCTGTCCTGAAGATTTGTTGCCTGATTTACCAGATCATCCACACTATTTTTTATTTCTGAAAGAGAATCTGAGACGCTCTCCAGCCTTCTGAATCCCAAAACCCGGTCTGATGCCATAACCTGACTACATACCTTAGGATCTGATCTGGGCCCCTGATTCCCTCCCACAACCACCATGCTTTTTCTGCCTTTTTTGTACCGGCAAAAGAAAGCCACATGCCCCTGCCATGAATCCGGCCTGATCCGCCAGAATATGACCAGATCCCCCCTTTTGGGCTCAGTTACTTTCCTGCCTGTCTTCAGATATTGTCTGGCTCCCTCAGGTGTTGCTGGTATAGAAAAGCCATTTTTCTTAAGAACCCAACCGGCAAATATCCCGCACCAGTTAAAATAGCTCATCTTTGCGAGGTGGCCTCTTCCCAGCTCTTTCGCCCACTGGTTTCGCTTTTTCTTAAAGTATTGTTCCTGACATGTTGCCAGTATTGCATCACCCGCTGGTATTTTCATTTCCCCCTGATCTCCCTGCTCTTTTCCCAATCATTCAGATCAACACCACAGATTTCTCTTACAAGATCCTCCTTTTCCTGCCTCTCCTTTTTTCCACCCTCCAGACTTACCCATGTGAAAAGAAAATATGCTGACATAAAAAGAACAAACATTATCACATGTTCTTTTTCTGCCCGGAACATATCCTTCCACCAGACTTCCTTTTTACCCATTCCAGTACCCCCTGAAATAAGATCTGTAGTCCTTTTCTAAAAGCTCCGACTTTTTCTCAGCAAAGTATTTCAGATACTCAAACTGGCCCACGTCATCGAGTGATATTTCCCGGTCAAGCTGGTAATTTACATACTCAACATGGTTACTAAGCTCCCCGAACATATCCCGGGTGGTCTCAAGAGACCTCACCTCTGTCTCCTGCACAATGGTCCCCAGAGTCATTTTTGCTGTCCACCTAAAACGCCTGTAACAGGCACCGAGAAATCCACCCATGTACTCTTTAGGACTCTGAAAGGTCCACAGGCCACCATTACCTACACCCAGAACTCTCATATCCGCAAATCTGACAGACCCCGAAGGGTATTTCCCCATAACCTCTTTAGTTCCACAATGAGCCCTTCTGGCAAGCCTTACAGCCGAAACCATCCCGAGGTTATCCGCCTGCCCCCCGTCGGTGAAGTTGAATGTTTTCTCTTTATGATCCCCGTTTCTCGTCTGATATTTGAGAGTCGGCATATACTTCTGGAAAGCCAGTGGAGCCACGCATGAACTCGTTACAAGCTGATAAAGCGGCATCTCACCAAAGCGGGTTTCTTTCTCGCTTGGTTGTTGCAGATTTGTGATTGCGTGGCCCATGGCTCTTCTGACACCTCTGTATTTGTAATATCTGTCATAGACATTAATACAGGCAGGCTTGCAGTCTTTGAACAGAACATCTGCACCATAAACACTTTTAGCAACATCTTCTAAGTATTCCGTGTGATACTTTGCAGCAGTAAAAAGAAGTTGCACGGTTTCAGGAATCCATTTTCTTCTCCTGAACGCATACCCCATAACCTCTTTTGCTAAATCCTCAAGATCAGATATTTTAACCGGGTCCGGCTTTATCAGCCCGGCAACCACCATAGATCCTGCTGATGTGCCGGACCACAGGCTGATATCTTCAGTCTTCAGATACCCCATATCTTCAAGTTTTTTCAGCCAGATTGCGCTGACAACAGCTCTGACCCCACCCCCTGCCACACTCAATATTTTGTATTTAGTCACCATTCATGATTCCCCAAAAACTCAACTGTGCAACGGTGTCCATACTGAATCCCCCTTAAAACATCCTCTCGCCTTCTTGTTTCGTGGGTATCAAGAACAATTCCTTTATCAGACACTTCTACAGTGTATTTCGTTTTGTCAAGGTTTCCCCACTGATGTTTGACCACAATTCTTGCTGCACTGTTATTTACAGGCTGCTTAACTACCAGTGGGTGCTGTGGGTTGTGACCTGATGGCTTTCCGGATATCCCCCAGAATACATCAAAACTAAAAAAATATTTTGAAACAACTCTTTCATTATCTAAGAATTCCAGAACAAAACTAAAGCGCCCGCAATTCCCTCTTATGGCATCAGTAAACCCCTGAATTACTTTTCTGTGCTCCCTCATCTGTTCAGGCGGGTAAACTGTTGAACGTCTGAAATGATGAAACTTATCATATACTTCTGTCAGAGACTTTAAACCCACCCTAACATCTTCTTCTGATTTTATGAGCCCACCCGTTGAAATACTCCCGGCACTTAATCCACCAGCAGCTGTAACCGTATCAGTACTTACATGCTTTGCCACCACTCTTTCAGTTTCAACACCATTTTTAGCCCTGACCCATGCTTTAGTCTTAACGTCTCCTGCGGCCTTCAGGTTAAAAGTATAAACAGATTCAGAAACGGATATATTTTTAAACCCAAAGATATAACCCGAATCACTTACCCCTCCCACCGGGTTACTGTTTTCATCCCGGAAGGTGAACACCCCCCCCTCTATTTCTGCCCCCGGTATTTTTGCCGGAATGTAATCCGTATAATCCGGAGCCTCAGGGACTTCCCAGCTAAGCAAATTCTCCTCCCCTCTTCCCTCTTCCTCTCTCATAGCCTTCTCCTAAATGTATCTGCTCATCTCTAATTCTGAGTAAAGATCCTTTCCTTCACTTATATGCCGGACTCTCTCACAGATCCACTTTCCGTCTATTTCAGGCTTAAACCCATCCAGCATGACCGGGGTTTCTGCCCTGACATACGGATTAATATCTTTCAGACTGATACGCATAAGCTCGCTTTTTCTCGCTTTATTAAGCTCGTATTTAACGGCTCTTTCAGCGTCTTTTCTTGAGCGGTAGACATAAGGAATATATTTTTCAGGCTTACTATCACCACTCTGGACGTAATCTCTTACGTTAGTCTCAGGGTCTCTCCATGCAGCTTTCACTGACCCGTAACGCTCCCTTGCCCCGTCTTTCCATGAGTATTTCCCCCTCACAGAAGAGGCGCTTACATACTCTGTTTCTATCTCAGATCCTGAAACGTACCGGCCTGAGCCTTTTTTCAGAATACAAAGCCTTCCGTCCACAAACACACAATAACTTCCGGTCTGCTCACACACCCGGCGCACAAAAGCCCCGTCAGACTGAAAACCCTGAAATATAAAATTATCGCTTTCATAATTTTTAAACTCTGAATAAGCATAAAGCTTCATAGAGTTTCTGGCCGCCACCTTCTGCATCACGGCATAATAAGAGGTTTCATCATATGATATATTTCTTACAGTCTTAAGATCTGAGAAAACATCAAAAGAATCAGCCTCAACCGTCAGGGTTTCTCCGTCACATTCTCTTTGCCTGACAATATAAACCCCGTAGTCCTCAAAATTTCCGGACTCATCAGAAAGCTCTACTATCAGCTTTTCCCCCTCCGGGGGAATCTCCACCCCGTCATCATCAATCACCAGCGAAACAGAATCACCCATCTCACCAGCCACATCCTCAAGCTCAAGGGTTCTAATCCGGTTAGAGTCACTGTCAAACTGTTTACCTCTTACGGTAATTCTGAAGCCTTTCAAAACCCTTACCTCCATTAAAGCAGCAGGGAAGAAATGTTTATTCCCACAGCTTTCTAAGCTTCTTTCCTTCTGACTGCCTTTTCTGAGGAATCTTCAGTTCCGTTCCTTTCTTCACCATCCCCAGAGAGTCCACCACGTCCTCATTGATTTTCAGGATACCGTTAACAGCCCCGTATCCTCCTGTCAGGACAAAGGAAATATAGTCTATAGCCTCATCCTCTTCAGGAATATAAATGCTATATTTCATTCAAATCCTCGCTCAGATCCTCAGTCATTTCTATGTTGTATTCAACCATGATGGGAAATCCGTTTTTCAGATATTTCCCTTTTTCCTGAATGCTTTTCACCTTCCAGAACCCCCGGTTCCACCCTCCCCCGTCTACCACCAGAAGGCTTTCTCCCATGAGATCCCTGACCGGGTCCAGCACGTTGATACCTGCCTTTCTGGTGTCAAAAGCCCCTGAAAAAGAGAGCTTTCCGGGGACCCTTCCGGCATTTTTCAGGTAAACCTCATGATTGAAGGACTTTATATGGTTATATTCATATTCATGAACAGTGTTTATTTCTTCAAACGGGTTGTTATCCACCTTAAAGATAAATCCGCCAATATTCAGAAGCTCATTTTTTTTCTCGTCTTCGTTTTCCTCCGTAGCGTTAAAATAGGCCATATTTTTACCCCTTGTGTCAGTCCCAGAGACGCTTTCTCTTAAGTCGTTCAATTTTTTTCAAATCCTTTTGCGGCTGATCTTCCATAATTCTTTTGATAGCGTCTGCTATCTCCTCAGGCTTTTCTCCTTTATTGATGTTGTAGCTGTTGTAGTTAACCAGCTGGAAGCGATCGTGCGTAGTAGGCCCCATGGGGACATCAGGAAGCTTTAATCTGTTTTTTAACATAATATCCATAGCAGGAACCGGAAGAGCCGGTGCTATGTATTTTCCAGAGCCCTGAACCTGCTGAAGCTTTCTTTCCGTGTGTTTTTTGATCTTGTCTGAGAGGTGTCCGTCAACATTAAAAAACTTCTTAATAGCATCAGAGGCATCAGAGGCAGCATCCTGAACCACTTTAAATCTCATAGCTATATCAACCAGAGCCACCGCAACAGCTCCGTAAATAGTTCCCCTTGCCAGAGCCCTTCCACCCAGACCAAGAAGCCCTTTCATCCCCAGCATCTTTCCAATGGCTTTTGAAGTAGCAACACCACCCGCAACAGTCATGGTTGCTCCTGCCACTCCTGCACCTACCATTAAAGCTTTTGAACCACGGGGGTTAGCATCGATCAGCTCAGTGACTTTATTCAAAACCCCCGTCAGCATACTGAGGCTCCCACCAAGCTCTGAGCGAAACTTCTTACCCATGGTTATATTGAGCTTTTCAAACGCTGAGGTAAGAAGATCTATTCTTGTAGCGTTATTATCAGACAGAATACTATTCATCCTTCTGAGTATCCCGTCATTGTCTTTTGCCACATTCTGCCAGTAACGAAGACCATTTACGATGATTTTCCGGCCTTTTTTGTCCGTAAATTCAACGTCTTTCATAGCCTCAGAAACCAGCACTTTAAATGCAGTAGCTCCGGTTTCTTTTGCCAGAATCTTTGCATACTCGCTTTTTTTAGCGGTCCCCATTTTTTCCGTTTTTTCACCATATTCTCTTAATATGTCGGTAAGATCCCTTAGATTACCTTTCTGGTCTTTGGTAGCTATTCCCAGATCATGAAGCACTTTTTTGGCCTGAGCCGTGGGAGCCGCCAGCCTCGACATAATCCCCCTAAGCCCGGTTCCGGCTTTTGAGGCTTTCAGACCGTTTTTAGCCAGGGCAATCATAAGCCCGGCAGTATCACCCAGATCCATATTAAGCTTTCTGGCATCCGCTCCTGTGTAGTTAAGGGTTACAGCCATATCCTCAATATCAAACTGAGCTTTATTTGCAGACTTAACCAGCACAGAGAAGACATCCGATATTTTATTCATATCCATTCCGTATTGATTAACTGCTGAGGCTCCTATGGCCACTGTTCTCTCAAGGCCAAGCCTCATAGCTCTGGCCCCTGCAATAATATTTCTTGACTGTTCCTGAATCTGATCCGGAGAAAAACCGGCAGCCCCCATAATATCCATCATTCTTGCAGCTTCAGAGCTTTTAAAGACCTCTGAGCCTCCGATATCAAGGGCAAGACCTGAAAGGTTTTCTGCTATTTTTTTCCTCTGTATCCTGTCTCTCATTCCTCCGATAACCCTTGCTTCCACCCGGCTCATGGCTTTTTCAAAGGCAACATCTTCAGCCAATGGCAGAACAGGAACCCGGAGAAGGGTCCTTCCTCCTCTCTGCATAGCCCCGCCTATATGCACAAAATCAGCAGCCGCCCTTCTGTATTCATTATGTTTTTGCTGGTACTGCTTAATCTTCTGAGCCTGCCTCACCTCTTCTTTCATGACCCCGACCAGCCGTTTTTTCTCATCAGCAATCTTTCTTACTGTTTTTTCATAGGCCGTCCCGGATCTCTCAAGGGGCCCGTATACTGCCCGGGTGTCATCCATCTTCTTTCTGGCTTTTTCCGTTTCACGTTCCAGAGTCCTCACTGAGCGGGCTGCTCTGTTGTAGCTTTCACGCATAACCCGGGTCGGTCTTCTGGCAGCATCCATTCTCGAAGCCATCTTGGTCAGCTCATCTCTGGCTGTTTTAAGACGCTGTTCATAATTTTTATAGGATTCCCCGGCTCTTCTGGCCTCTTCCACTTTTCCAAGTTTTTTATTAAGAAAATCTATTCTTTTTTCAGACTCCTTCATTCTCTTTCCGACAGCGGAAAGAGTTGCATTATTCTTTTTAAGAACTCCGGAAAGCTCATCTTTTCCGGAAAGGAGATACTTGATCTTTTTCAAAGAGAAGACCTCATCATGATCCGGTATTTTTCAACAATGGCATCAGTGACTATTTTGGTGTCTGATATTTCTGTTTCCCCGGTTTTCTCCGGAGACCAGCCGAGGGCTGCAATACAGTGTTTATAAAAATCATCAAGGGATTTTTTTTCGTCTCCCGGCTCCCTGTCGCCATTATCTTCTACTTCAGATATATCTCCGGAAGACGCGGATCTAAAAAATGATCAACAGCCATCCTTAGCTTGAACACATCCTGATAATCCAGCTCATCCATGAGAGCTTCATCATCAAAGCCAGCCAGAAGCTGAGCCAACATATAAGAGCGCCTTTCATCGTTTGTCTCGTCAATTACCATTTTATAGTGCTTATATTTAAGCTTATCGAGCTTCATGGACTTTGTTTTTTTGCCTTCCTGAACCACCACGGAGTCTTCAAAGTATACCGTCACACTCTTATCAGCATTGACAGTAAAGCCATACTCGGGGTGTTCCATCTCTCTGACATCCTTGAGCCTTATCACCTTTTCTTTTCTGTCTTCTCCATCCCCCTCTTCATATATAATTTCTATGGAATCCATTTTGTAACGGATCTTAGCTCCTCTGATTTCCATCAGAACCCCCTTTCTTTATGCGTTCAAAATGACAAGGGCCTGCATACCCTTTTCAACACCACCAACTTTATAAATTCTGAGATCATAATCGATATGAATAAGCTCTTCACCGTCGATGCTGAACTTGAGTTTCATGGCTCTGAATTTAGCCTGAGGCTCAGCAAGCTTCTCCCCCCACTCCTCTTCGCCTACTCCAAGAATCCACCCTTCCATATCAAGAAAAACGGGGCTTACCGCTGCATGAAGCTGCTGCACCCCGTTGTATTTAAGTCTGTTGTACTCAAGACCTACGCCGAGGTTTCTGTAAACCTCTTTGTGATACTGCTTAAAAACTATCGGCACCTCTACAGGCTCAATTCTTCCCGTATCCAGAGGAACCGTCCCCAGCCCCGTTCCGGAATCATATTCCTCCGTCTGGGGGGTTATAGCCGGGATTGTCAGTTTAGAAACCTGCACCGGCTGGTTATTAAATTTTGCCGAAAATGACCTGAGGGTCATGGCCATGCGTGAAAGAATCATAAAATACTCCTTTGATTAGACCTCTTTAAAGCAGCAGGGAAGAAAACTAACCGAATATATCCGGCTTCACGTCCATTACCCCCCGTTTGATCTTTATATGCTCTTGTATATAAGGAAATTTGGTCAGAACCGAATAAGTTATGCGCCCCTGTTCCATTTCTGACTCAGGGTTTTCCTCCTCATCTATGACGCATTCACCCCCATACACAGCCCCCTCCCTGATCAGGATGGAAAGAAAGCTGTTAACCCGGTTCTGTACTGCATCAGTTGTAGCCATGTTTATCCTCTGGTCCACCGCCCAGAGTATGCTTGATTCAATAGATTTCTTTATGATCGCCTCAGTAAGAAACTTATGCATAAAGTCTCCCGAGGCGTCCCGGTTTCCGAAGACTCTCCAGCCGTCAGTAGTTTTCACCAGAGGACTGATATTCACCCTATTAAGATCCACAGCCTCACAAAGTTTATCTTTTAGCCCCCAGCCCACCACATGCTCAACCCCGGTTATCCCGAATGCCTTCTGATTTGACGGTGTAAGCCACCCTGCTTCCTCAGAATATCGCGAGATTACACCCGCATACACTGCACTCATCCCCACCATTCCTTTTCCGAGATCTGCCCGGGAATATGCTATATAAACTCCCTCTCTGCTAAACCTCTGGGAAAATGTGGTGGCATCCTGCACAGAAGACTCCAGACAGTCAATAAGCGGGGCCGCGTCTTTTAAAAGCGCGTATCTTATCATTTCCATGGCTAAGACAGGATCTGAGGAAACATCGGGGCAAATAACAGTTTTAATGTCTTCACCAAGAGAAGACAGAGCCCTGAAATCCGCTGACACCGGATCATCTGGATGAGCGTTGTATGAATATTTCTGTAGCTTCCATGAGCTTCTTATTCTCTCATCTCTTTCAGTGATTTCCTGAAGTCTTTTAAGATCTGCCTCACGTTTTTTTAATGCCTGCTCTTTTTTCAGATCCTCCTGATCTTTTCTTTCATTTTCTTCTTTAAGACTGTTGAATTCCTCAGAGAACCCTTTCACCGTATCAAGATCAGACTGATCCTTTTGCCTTCTGAGACTAATTTCACCTTCCCGGTGGACCCTCTCCTTTTCACGCTCATCCACTTCCAGCCTGAAGGCTTCAAGACCCTCATCATTACCCTGCTCAAGCTGTATTATTTTGTCCTCATCCTCTTTTCTTTTGGCTTTTATCTCGTTTTCTTCTCTTTTTCTCTCTTCTTCTCTGGCATTGAATGCAGCCTGAAATTCACCAACAGCCTGCTGATCCCTCTGCCTCAGCTCCTCAAGTTTTTCATCTCTCACCTCTTTCATATCTGAAATAAGAGATCTGTCCTTATCAATTTCTTCCTGAGAGTCTTTTGCATCAAGAGAAGCTGCCCTGGTCTTATAGCACCAGACAGGACAAAAGCACTGACTGAATATGGCATGAAGATATTTAGCCATCTGGGAACCTTCACCACACAGCTCATCTATTTTTTTTTCGTTTCTTACCTCAAACCACTCACGAAACGGCCCGGTTCCTTCTCCTCTCGCAAAGAGAGCTATGGAGACACTGCTTTTCATAGCGACCGGCTTTGATGCAGTTCCACCGCCGATCCACTCAACACCGTGATGCTCAAGATTGTTGGGGTTAGCCATAACTATCTCCTTAGGTGAACTATATTACTTTCCCGGACCCCGGAAAGGCCCCGGCTTTTTATGTTCGCATTGACAATAACCGCATTCATGACCACACACCCATCCCCGGACGATGAAACAGCCACATTGTGCCCTCTCACATCTGAGTAAGCCTCATACTCGTACCGGCCACCGGTTACAGTCACATCACTGGCCCTTATATCAATAAGAACACGCTGTGAATCATTGGTAAAAAGCCTGAGAGAATCACTGATAATATAAGTACACTCATCTACGTCAGCCACAAGGCTTTCACCTTTGATGCTTTCCACAAACACACAGACCCTACCCGGTATTGTCCTCCTTCTTTCCTCAACCTTCTGCTTCAGATCCTGCACCGATGAACAGGCACCGGGAGCCGTAAGAGACAAAATAAAATCACTTATCATACTCCGGGATACCTGAGCCCTGAGCCCCTGCACCTCTTCCGTCAGAGCCCTGTTTATCCGGATCAGATCAATGTATTTTTGCCTGAAAGACTCAATATCCTCACGGTATGCACTCGCATTATCGTTGATGCTTCCGATCAGATCTCTCACAGACTGTTCAAGGGTGGTTGTCAATCTTCCCTTGCCTCCAGTTCCATTAATCTTCGGTTAAACTCAACATCTCTGGCATCTCTCTGGGAGATCTGGTCAGCTATCTGCACAAGGGCTTCATCCAGATCAAGATTAAGCCTCTCCCCGGTTCCGATGATCTCAATACGCTCTGAATCAACCCGATTCATCACAAGCTTATAGCGAAGATAAAGACGCTCAAGCCTTCCCTTTCGCATAACAGCATCCTCAGAAGAGCCTACAGCAAAGAGGACCCCTTCTTTCGTATATACCCCCAGCTCATGAATGTCATAGATCTGATCATCAGTTATGACACAGTTTAGAACCAGCTCTCCGGGGGATTTCTTATAATCCGTAATCCGGACTTTTTTAATAAGATCCTTAAGCTCTGTGGCATCAGGTCCCGGGCTCCACACTCCCTTCCCTATCCCAAGATATTTAAAAGAGATGTTAAACCCCGGATCACTGTCATTTTCCAGAGCCCGCATACCGGCATCGGTTATGATCAGGGCCACATTTTCAGAATCAGGAACCAGCCTCACAGATTCCTCCTTATGTCACTTTCAATCCTCACCATTTTAAAAGCCCCCATCAGCCCGGCCACCCCGGTTTCCTGAGAAAAGCTCACTATGATCCTGATATCGTACTCAGCTATAAACGGCTTTACCCAGTCAATAAGTCCCCGGATTATGTCCACTCTGGAGTTATTGTGAAGCCAGTCATTTTCAGAAACGTATATTTCAACCCTGAAAAAATAAGGCATTCTCTCTTCTGAAAGCTCTTCTGGCTGCCAGCTCTCACTTTCCCAGCCCTCACGGACCCGGCAAATAACCCCGACTGAAAACAAAAGCTCTCTGAGGGCTCCCACAGTCCCCCTTATCCTTCTTATCCAGAGCATTTTCCTGATCATCTGACGTTTTTCAGACTCCCCCCAGTCTCTGCTCCAGACCGGCACCCCAAGGCTCCACGCAAGAAAGATCAGATACTTTTCAGGGCATCTGTCTGCATCCCAGAACGATGTAAAGTCAAGCTTCCTTTTTTCGGAAAGCTTCTGACGCGTCTTAATCAGAACCCGCTCACAGGCTCCGAGGTTACCGAGATCCATTCCCGCCGCAATCATTCCGCAAACTCTCCCACCGCATTTATCTGTGGATCTCTACAAAAGAGAGCCCCTTCCGGGTACGATTCCCCGTCTGTGAAAGAGCTTATTATTTTTGCATCTGTCACCTGCGGGTGATATATCTCCCCCCAGAAAAGACGATCACGATACACAGCCCCTACCCGGTATATAGTTTTAAGGTAGGCCATGGCCTTTTTCTTCATCGCAGAGACCACCTCCCCCTCATCAGCGCCGGGTGAGACTTTTACCTGAATTTTGATCTCTTTTTCCTTAATTTCGGCTTCAAAAACCTCAGGCATACTAAGAATAAAACGGTTATTTTCCTTTCTCAGCTCTCTGATTATTTTTTCCCTGCCCTCGGATCTTCTGAGAAATTTTTCATCTGTTACCTGCTCAGAATCACCCGGAGCAGGATAAAAATCAGGCTCAAAAAGAAGCAGACACCTGATCACATTTTTATCAGCCACCGGCCTGAGATCAGCCACCCCGGGCTCCACTTTTCTGGCCAGAGTCCTGAGAGCCACGGAGCTTCCTGCTGTAAAATCCCTTTCATACTCGTTAAAATAACGGATAAGCAAATCCTGATCCGTTTCCCCCTCCCGGGACTGTGTGCCGTTATAAGAAACAAGATTCCTCAGATAATCCCCTGAGCTGGTTGACACCCAGAGCTTTCTGAACTGATCGTTTACAGTCTTTTGCCCAGCTGATTCCAGAACTCCGATGGTTCTCAGCACCCTGTCTACCGGGTCAGAGGAAAGCACCTCCGGCTCCTGCCCATACTCTTCTTTCCAGAGGCTCTTATAGATCTTAAGAGCCTCTTTATAGTTATCCTCAGGGCTCACCTCCGGAACAATGTCTTCCGGAGTTACACTCAACAGATTGAGTATTTCAGCGTCTTTCACAGCTCCAGACTCCTCATTTTTCCTCTGAATCTGTAAATAATCTCTGTAACACTTTCACCTTCTTTTATCCCGGTCCTTACCCTGACAACCCTGATATATCTTCCAAGCCACTTCTGGACGGCTTTCGTTATTTTCCAGCTAAGACCCACACCCGGCACCCGGTCCACCTCATCAAGAATCTCCACCCCGTAATCACGTAAAAGCGGCTCACTCCCCTGCATGGTAAAAACAATATCCTCAAGACACTGATCCACAGCTTTTTCACCTTCCAGAAGTTTTCCGGTGTTTTTGTCCATGACCCGGATCATTTGAGAATCCCCTCTTTTCCATCCACAAAGGGCTTTATCTCTGCCAAAAGCCAGAGCGTATACTCATAAAACATCTTTGCTATGAGATCCCCCTGCCCTGAACCAGCCTTATCTTCAGAACCCTCCTCAGATCCTTCAGGCCGGAGCTTCCAGCCCTGCTCTTCCATGATTGATCTGATCTTTTCCTTAGCCTGTAAGGCTTTGGGGTTTAACATCTTTTTCACCTTCCTACCTTCACAACAGCAGATCCAAGCCCGTGAGGCAGGCCCGTTATCTGACAGGGGTAATCACAGGAGACCACCCCCTTATTGACCTCTTTTTTATCCAGAAGTATCTGTGATCCTTTTACACTTACGGCTCCCTTTGATTCTATGGAAGCATTACCGCTTGTTTTAAGGCTCAGGCTAAGAGCCTCTATATTAAGTTTCAGCTTTTTCCCGGCAACATTAAGCTGCCCGGATTTCTCTGAGTAAGAAATCTTTGTTCCGTCCTCAAACTCTTTGTAAAAATCACCCTCTTTTTTATCCCCAGTCTTTGGAATCACACCAGCTACCACACCCCCCAGAGGGTTCCCCTGTGCCCGTATAAGCCTGACCGTATCGCCTTTTTTTGGCTTTCTGAAGTCTCCACTGTTTCCCGCCAAAAAAGGCACCGGGTTGGTAAGATAATCCTCGCTGATCCTCACCCTGACCCGGTTTCCTTCCACCTCTTCCACTTCGCCATCTACCACGACGTTATCCATTTTTCTCTCAAGATCACTCACTTTTTCCATTAATTCCTGAATGATCCTCAGCTCATTCATGCTTCAAGAATCTCCTGAGTTTTTACCTTAATCTCTTCATCAGTTTCATATATGCCAGATCTCTGATACTGGCTTTCTTCTCTGATCGCATCACCCACAAGATAATCCGCATACCAGAGAACCACCCATTCCTCTTCCTGTGAGTCCTCCTCAGTCCTCAGATCAACCGCTTCAACATCTTTAGCCACATCAAAGCCGTCAGCGTTGAAGCTGTTCTCAGAAACCAGAATCACCATTTTTTCGCAGACAGCCCGCACCCTTTTACCGGCATCCACCGGGGGCCGTTCTTCCCTCGCCCGCTGCGAGTACCAGTCTCTTACAAAGACCCTGAGATAAGCCCGTAAGGTCTTACCCCCGTCCTCAGAAAGACTTTCCGGAGAAAGAGAGAAATTATCCACCCTGACCTCAATTTCAGGGTTATCATCATCCTTCTCATCCTGTGAATGCTCCCTCACCCTGAACTCAGGAAAGCTCCCGGAAAAAGCATCCATAACCTTTTGAACATAGTCATTTATCAAGGTACTTCCTAAGCTCCCCTTCGAGGGTTTTCATATAGTCCTGCTCAATTTTTGGAATCAGACCTGCAAGAGCTGCCTTTGCCTCAGGGGTCAGATCCTCCCCGACTCTTTTAATGGGGTAAGGACTCTTTCCGACCCTCCGCCAGACTCCTTCTTTACCCCTGACCCTCGCAATGAAAGCCGAGCGGTAATGTATCCTTCCTGCCCGAACCCCGCGTCTGTCCTGCTTTTTAACGCCCATAGAAGCAGCAGGGAAGAAATCACTGATAAAGCTGAACACAGCCTCAGGGTTTTTAGTGACAGCTTTCTGAACCCAGACTCTTTCTGAAAGAAGCTTCTGTGGAATCCTGCTCTTTCTTCCAAGAACCCTTACGAACACCCGGGAATATTTCCTGACCGTTTTATTAACAGCCACCACAAAGCAGCGTCTTATCCTCTCCTCTGAAAGCTTATACAAAAGCCCCTTTAAATCAGTGTTCATAGAACTCAATCCTGAGCCCTCCCATGGTGTCCCGCCCCACATTCCTTACTTTCTGCATCTTCTCTTCTATCTGAACCGAGTCTGATTTTTCAAACTTCCCCCGGTGGTCTGCTGAGCAAAAAAACACGTAAGCCTCACGCCTTTTCTTGTGCCTGCCCTCTTCTCTGTCACGCTCCACGATATCGAGAAAGCCCCTCACCTCCCCGGCATCTGTAGTCACCCGGTCGGGACCGGACTCATAAAACCTTTTCTGGTCTGAAAGAAGGCTCAAACCTTAATACCTTTCACAACCCTGAAGCCTTCCGGATACGCAAGCTTGATATCGTTGTAAGCACTCACTACATAACGGTTAGAGTTTGCGTCCATATCGGTGTAAGGATCTACGGAGATCTTTACATAACCCCAGATTCCTACCATGACGTTTCTGTAGTCTCCCATGATAATCTTTCCGGTCGGAGCCTGATCAGTACCGTCATTATCGATAAGAGTTGATGCCAGATAGTCGTATCCGTTCATTCTTCCGGCTCCGTCTCTTTTTCCTTCTGTGACCAGAAAAAGACCGGAACCCGCATCCGTCTTGGTATTTTTTAAGACAGTCTCAGTTTTACTGTCAGAGAGATACTTAACAGCCGGTGTAATCCTTATTTTCGACTGCTTCAGATCCCCTTCCATGGCAATAATCTGAGCCCTGTCTATAACTCCGTTCTTTGCATCTGTTATCAGTTCTGGCCTGACCGATGCAAAGATGCCTTTGGGCGCATCCGGATCAGAGCCGTCACCGTTGAAGCCGTTATATTCAAGGCATTCTGCCACAGCGTTTTCCAGAACCTCCCAGATATAGGATTCCACCACGTAATCCTGTTGCATCAAAAACTGGTCAGTAACAGGAAGGACCCCTCCGCATCTGTGAGGCTTCATTTTGATATTTCCGGTACCAAGTTTGCTTTTATCAAACTTGACCCCCTCAGCTTTGTACTGAGCCCTGAAGCCTGAAATAATTTTTGGCATGGTTACATCACCACGGAGCCCCGGGATCATCCTGACTCCCAGCTCAGAGAATATGGTTTTATGCCAGAGCTGATCTATAAACCCACGATGCTCATCGGGCACAAACTCTCGACCATTCCCCTGAGTTTTTGACATCATGGCATCAACAGCCGAACGCTTATATTTACCTCCGGTCATGAGAACATCATTTGGAATTACGATGGCCTCACCTCTCTCCACCGCTGAATCTTCCACCCCGTAGAATTTAGCTGCCTGAGTGCTTACGTGCTTTTCAAAGCCAAATTCCTGACTCCTCCCCCCGGATCTGATGGACTTGATAGCCCGGGAAAGTTGAAAGGACTGCACCTCATTTTCGTGCATTCCCATGAAGTCACCCACCTGATAAGGCTTTGGCTGCTGCCTCGTGGCGTTTCTCTGCCCTCTGGCTTTCACAGTGAACTCCTCATAGGGCATTCCTGACTCCACCGCCTCAGTTGTTAGCTTCTGGTCAATTTCAAACTCAGAGGCAAACTGATGAATATTCGCAATCCTTGATCGTTCCTGCTTTCTGTAATAGTCCTCACCCACCTGCACCGTTCCGGATCGGGTTCCGGATGCCGGGATATTCTGGGGAACACCACCTCCTCCCTGAGGTTCCTGACCACCATTCTGAGGAGGCTGCTGCCCGTTTCCTCCCTGCCCGGGTTCAGGATTCCCCTGTGGTTGCTGCCCCTGATACCCCTGAGGTTGCTGCTGCCCCTGAGGAGGTTGCTGATAAACAGGCTGATTACCCTGAGGGTGCTGCTGCTGCCCCTGAGGGTGCTGCTGTCCCTGAGGCTGCTGGTTCCCCTGAGGAGGCTGCTGATAAAAGGGCTGGTTACCCTGAGGCTGAAACGCTCCCACATTCTGCACCTGCGAAGGATCACCCTGATACGGCTGATACCCCTGCCCGCCTCCGTTTTGCCCGGGCAACTCATGACCGTAAAACCTGCCCGCACTGCCGTTTCTGGTCTGCTTATTTACCTGCCCGGCAAACTCAGACACGGCATCACTGACCTCATTTCTGTTACCGTTTTTTGACCGTGAACCAAAAATCTTCCTGACAGAAAATCGCATTACAAAACTCCTTTCGTGTTACCGGCCCAGACCGATAGTCGGATCAGCCGGAACCGGCACGCTGCTGACCTCAACAGCACCCCAGTAATTAGCAATTAAATAAATCATATTTCTATAGAGATAAAAGATTCCGTCATGGATCACATAACCAAGGCTGAGAGCCTTTCTGATACCGTACTGAGTAAAATCGTTGTAGATCTCACGCCCCAGACCACCAGAGGAAAACTGAAGATCAGCCCGGGTCTTTTTCTCCTCAACCTGAAGCCAGAAGTCCTTCACATCCCCCAGATAAGTACTCTCATCATGATCCCAGAGGATCGGAGCATCTTTAATCAGAGAAAAATCTATGTTCTCTTTTCCATGCTTAAGGATCTCAACATATAAAATCCCCTCATCATTTTCCTGAAGAGCAGCATACTCACTGGCAACACTGGCCCCTTTTACCAATCCGTCAGAGCCGGCATCAGGATAAAACCTTCTGTACTGAAGCCCCTGAGGAAGACTCATCCCTGAAATTTGCTGAGCCTGCATCATCTCTTCTTTGGCTCCTCAAATTTAATTCCGTGCTTTTCCTCAAGCTCTTTTTTACGCTTAAGATAACGTGCCCTGTCCTCTAAAATATCCATGGCATCAAGACCCTGCTCTTCACAGATCCCAATCTCTGAATCAAGACCGTTTTTGATCTTTTTTTCATGAGCGTTGCTCTCAGCTTTCGGGTCCACATAAGGCCAGCGCCTTCCTCTCATCACCGGGTTTTTAATAATGGATGGCATAATCTCCCGGGAGAAAACACGGTTAAAGCAGGTTTCCCATGCCCAGCCCCGGTATACAGGCTTTGCCACAATGGATATAAACCGGCTCTGGTCTCTCTTCCATACAGTCCGGCATATACCTTCCTCAGCCCGCATATTCGACCATGAATAGCCTTTAAACTCCCCACTCAAAGCAGCACTCTGAGCATTTCTGGAGGCTGCAATGGTCTTCAGGGTGGACTGATCAAAATCCGCAAAATTATCATTCGGGACTTTCGTATTGTCCCCCACGATATCCTCCACCCCCTGCGGAAGCCATTTATAAACCCCACGCTCTGCCCTGTATGTCCCGCTTCTGTCCACGGTTTCAGACTGCATATCAGAAGTGAATTCCTCAGAGGCGTCACCGGTTCCGTGTTCATTTCCGGTTCCTGCCCCTATTTCCTCCTCGTCATCGTCCTCATAATTAATGCCGTCATTTTGCTCATAATCTTTGTCACCTTTGAACCAGCCCTGATTTCCGAAGAGCTGCTGGTTTACAAGAACCGTCTCCCTCATTTCCCCGTGCATATGAAGCCAGTTGGAGATTCCCGAAAATGACGATATACCCCTGATCTGGGTTACTCTTCTGAGATCAGGCCACCAGACAATCTCAGAGGCTTCAAAGCGCATATAGCGCTTTCCACCCTGCGAATAATCAGAGCGCCCGAACGGGTCCGTAACTTTGAAGTAAAAAGCCACAGGCTTACCATATCCGTCCCGTTCTACCCCGGCTATAATACTGTTCCCGTTTGAAAGCCTTGGCGTGTTGAGCCTTACGTCACAGGTCTCAGGCTCCAGAAGTTGCAGCGCAAAGCCAAAACGGTTAATCTTTCTGTCTCTGATAAACCTTGCAAAGGCTTCACCATCACGCTTGTGATACCTAACAATCATCTGTTGCATCATGGGCCATGACATCATCCCCGTAACGTCACAGTTCTCAGGTTCACACCATTCAAGCCAGTTGTCCCTAAGCTCTGAATTAAAGGGATATTCCTCCCCGTTTTCATCCCTGAAATTAAACCGGACGGTGACACCTTCCTCACCAATGATATTCACCTCATCGAGGAGAAGAGACCTTGCCCCGTAAGGATTATTGATTTCATGATCACGGGCCGCCGCCCTCACCCGGTCGTTTTTAGAAATGATTTCCTGATTGAAATTTTCCGAACCAATAACCGCTTTATTAATCCAGCTTCCATAGATCCTTCCCCCGTCTCCGGCATCCAGACTCCGGGTATTTTTGACTATCACCTTTGTCAGTTTTTTACCCCGTGAAGCTTTCTTTCTCACAATGACCTCTTTTAAAAAATCACTCTTAAGGTCTGGATACTGACTCCATGGCCTCTTTTGTATCTGATCCGGTCTCTCAGCTCTCTTCTGTATATTTTGAGCCTCTTTTCAGTATTGAGAATTTTCTCTCTTTCAAAGACACGCTCAGAATGATCACTCTTAAGCTCTGCTCTTTCGAGACCGTCCCGGTTTCTCTCTGAGATCAGATCCTCAAGAGCTTTAATCTCATCCTTAAGCCACTTAATTCTGGCATCATTAGACTTTCCCATCAGGTACGACCCCACGCTTTTCTCTTCTTTCTCACCCCACGGGCTGCTGCCTGAAGCTTCAGATCAAGCAGCTCACAGTCAGGAGAAAGAAAATCCTTTAAAAATTCATCATATACAAAGCCATCAAAGGCATCGTTTTTAATTTTGTCATGCTTTTTCTTCCAGATGAGTTTACCGGTTTTTCTGCTTCTCACCCGTCTTTCTGCTGTTATCTCCGAACAGTAATCACGGCCACAAAACTCTGCTACCGGTAGCCTGAAAACCCAGTCATCATGCTCATCTTTTGCAGACATAATCTCAGATGCACGGTTTTTATACTTATGTACATTAACGATCCAGATTGTCTGTTTACCAGCCTGACCCATGGCTTCTTTTGACTCTTTATAGAGATCAGCATCCACGCGGCTTCCACCCTTAACCCCTATGATCCCCTCTCTCTGCCTGCCCCTGACAAATGCCATAACCTGCTTTGTGTGACTTCCCCCTGTATCAATGACCACACCAAGAGGTTTCATGGTCACCTTTCCCCCATTTCCCTCAGACACAGCATGGACCATTTTCTTTTTTATCCAGCGTCTGTTCAGCTCTGCCCAGAAAGCTTTTTTTGAGGGGTCACCCCGGAAAACACAGGCATACAAAAGCCATTTCTGGTCACCATAACCATGACCGTACCACCAGATCTTCACACACTTATCCTGAACGTCTATAGACTGAAGGATATAAAGAACCTCACGGGGAACAGGCCAGTTATAATGCTCACGTCTTTCAAGAAAATGATCCGGGTCATTAGCCTCGGTCTGTATCGAGTATGGCCATCCGTCGTAAAGACCTGAGAACGCTATCCGGTCGTCCACCTCACCTTTCAGGGCAGCACACTTTTTAGCAGCGTATTTCTCAAATGTGACAAATCCGGACAAAAAACCTATGTGGTGAAAAGATACATTTTCCATGCTCATATCAAGACACTCAGGATGCACCTCCCAGCACCCTTTTCTCACAAGGTCCATCCTGTCTTTTTCAAGAATATCCACGGAACAGACCGGACACCGGTAAAAAGCAGAGCCCGGCACATAACTTCCGGTTTTATCTGTTGAGTACTGAATTCCTTCCCTGACCCACTCCACTCTGCCATCACAGCCCGGACACCACGGTTTATAAACAAAACGCTTATATTTCTTATAAAGAATGTATATTTTTGACTCTTTTTCTGATGCTGGCGTGGAAGTCACCACCATTTTAGAGTTATGAAACGTATCAGAACGCTTTTCAAGCTGAGCGAGAAGATCCCCTTCCCCCGGGATTGAAAGAGGCATTTTATCGATTTCATCAGCCAGCACCGCGGGAACGTGCCTGTCTGCCGTGAAACTGGCTGAAGGAACCCCCATGGACAGATAAACACCGGGTCCGATTGAGATCTGGTCATCGTTTTCGATCACCTTTTCCGTCATAGAACCCATGACCTCCGCAAGGCTTCTGGACCTCTGAAGCATGGGTATGAGCCGTCTTTTTCGAAAATCTTTTATGTTCTGCACCAGAGGGCGCATCAGCATGATATCCATGGGATCATTAACAGCCGTGTAACCAATAATATTAAGCTGAAGCTCTGTTTTTCCGGCACCTGAGGGAAACATGCAGGCCATCCGCCTCACTTCCGGCTCCACAAAACAGTCCAGGGGATATTTCATGGTCGGGGTGTGCATTTCCAGATCCCATGTTCTGGAGCTACCGGCCACCACCCGCTCATCCCTTGCCCACGCGGAAGGAGTCTTCCATCTTGGTGGAGCCAGAGACTTAAGCAGCAGGGAAAAAAGCTCCTGTGAGTCAGCTTTTCTCCTGCCTTTAAGGCTTCCTATGATCTCCCGGGTGTTCAGACTTTCCCCCTGTACATTGTCTTTTTAAGATCATCACCGGCATCTGAGAGAGCTTTTCTCTGCTTTTCTATGTAGTCCCTGATTTGTTTATTGATCCGGTTTTTATCGGTCTCAGAGGCGAACTGATCAGAGAAGGCGCAAAGCCCCTCGATACGCTTAAAGAAGGTCCCGGCAGCCCGCTGCCAGATCATAAGAACGTCCCTTTTCCTGATCACGTCTGAGCGCTCTTTTTCAAGCTTCAGCTCAAGACGCTCAATCTCAATGCGCTCCTTTTCTTCCTTGTGAGCTTTTCTGGCGTCTGCCTCAATTTTCTTAAGATGCTTTTTTTCCTCAATGGTCAGCATCATCACAGAACCTCCGGAAGGCCAGGGATATCCGGAAGATCGTTTTCCGAATCATCCACAAGTATCTGCATATATTTGATAGTCTGTTCTACCCGCTTGTGACCCATAATGGCCTGTATTTCATGGACCCCAAGACCCGCTTTTTTCTTTCGTTTTGCGAGACTTACGCGCATGGAATGGCTGGTAAGCTTCTTATCAGCAAGGCCCGCCTCTTCTCTGACGTCTTTATAGATATCGCTTATATCTGAGCTGTGAAGCTTTCTCGATCCCACTGAGCCACGGGTGTAAAACACATAACCGTCTTCATGAACATCTTTCATATACCTGTCCATGTACTCACTGACCATTCTGGTACTAACAGGGTCAAGGGTTCTCACTGCCGGGTGAATGGTTCTTTTACGGTAGAAACTCAGGGTCAGCTCACCAGAGAGCATGTTCACATGCTTCTTACGAAGATCCCTTACGGTCCCGGACCTTTCACCAAGCCTTGCTATGATCCAGAAAAACAGGAAGTTTCTTTCAGCACAGAATTTAGCCCCCTTCGTTCTGGCCTTCTCTTTTCTCTCAGAAGCTACGGTGAGAAAGCGCTTAAGCTCATCGGGGGAGAATGCCTGAGTCCTCACCACCGGGGCATCGTCAGAAGGAAGATCAAGGCATTTCACGGGGTTTTCAGGTATTTTCCCAAGCACGTCCCTGCAATAATTAAAAAAGCTGGATATAATACGAAAATGCTTAAGGGCCGTGGACACCCCGGAGCTGTTTCCCCAGTGCTTATCCATGATCTCTGATTTATATGAGTCGAGCCAGTCCACTCCTATGTCTGTCACTTTTTCAATTTCTTTTCCACGCTCCTGAGCGTTTCTAAGAAAGCGGGAAATTTCTCTGGAGTAATCAGCCCGGGTTTTATGATTAGGTTTTGAGGTTATGAAGCGTCTGATATCCCCGTGAATCTCTGAGGAAAGAGGTACAGGAAGCCTTATATCTTTTGCCTGAAACTTCTTTTCAGGCTCCGGGGGAGGAGCAAGTTTTTTAAGCTCCTGAGGTATGGTTTCAATGTCGTCCGTGTACTTTCTTACGGTGTTATAAGCAAGGCCGTAGCGGTCCGCTATTTTCTTAAAGGCATCTCCCTTTCTTCTGTCATTTCTGATCTTTCCTATAATCTCATCACTGATCTTACGAAGAGGAGGAAGCCCCTGAGCCGGAGCCGCTTTCTTACTGACAGAGCAAAGAGCCCTGAGGATGTTTAAATCACTTTCATCCTGAACATCTATAACTATTTCAGGATCAAGAATCCTTAAAATTATTTTCTTTTCCGAAATATCCTTAAAATTATTGTAAAGCCCGGGGCCAAGATCAAGATCACCGATACTTCTCACAATAATATTAGAGCCAAAGCCCGCAATGGCAAATACATCTGTTATATCTGAGGTTTCCGGACACTCCAAGGGCCACTTATAATAAGCCTGAGAGACCCTTCCGGTGCGCCTTATTTCAGCGTCGATGAAATCCCGGACGAGCAAATCCGCTTCGTGTGATTTAATTTTAAACAGATAATTTTTCATGATTTATCTTGAAAAACCCCCGGGAATTATTTCCGGGGTGGTTAACTCACTCAGTGACTGGAGCCATCTCCCGCAACCCTGTGATCAGAACCGTCTCCGTGTATTTTGGTATCTGAAAGAGCCATCTGTGATACAAACATGGCTATGGCTGCTATCAGAAGAAAATCCGAGATTCTTTTTACCTTTTTCATTCATCTGCTCCGTAGATTCAGTTAAAAAAAACACATACCACAACAGATATTAACTCAGACAGGGCTGAGGTGTGCAAGAGTCGTTGTGACCGTCACCGGCATTTTGTCTGAACCCTCTTTTTCCTCATCTCTTTTAATTACGGCACTTACGTCCTTTAGAAACTGTTTTTGTAGCTGATGGACTTCATCCCAGCCCTCAAGAGAGACCTTCCCGGACCATGTTTTTACCCGGCCCGTATCACCAAGAAGTTTATTAGCAAGAGCCACTACAGCTTTTGAGGTGGCTCTCTTTCTGAAAGCAATGGGCCTGCAGCGAAAAAGATCACCCTCAATCCTGACATAACCAAGATCTCTGAGCTTTCTGGCAGCCTCTAACACCTTTTCCCCCGCTCTCAGCAACGTCTCTTCCTCAGCCCCGTATCCTGAAATAATCAGACGGGCATGAAGCATATTTTCATCCTCAGTCAGAAGGGCTTCAAGCCCGTCATCGTAAGGTAAGCCTTTTTTACGCATAATCTCGTTAGAGTCAGAAAGATGAGGAAACACCGCCTTAACCGCAAGGGACAAATCATCATCTTTATCAGTCACGGCCCGCACCAGCGTGACCACCCGGTCATAGCCGGGGTTTCTGATATCGCCTCCCATGAACTGAGAAAGCCAGCCTTTAGAGAGGCCGGTAATCTCAGAGAGCTTTCCCATAGTCCTGACAGCGGAGTTTTTACCCTGCCATTTTTTGATCAACTCTATGACTGCAAAACAAGGGCTGATGGCCATCGCCTTCTCTGCTACCCGCATGCATAATCTCCCGTAATATGTAAAGAATCCGGTTTCTTTACCTTCAGATTTACACCTGAGAATTGTATATGCAAGCCCCACCGGCCCGGCGGCCAAAATTTCTGTTAAATCCATAAACACAGGTATCAGGAATACTAAACAGAGATTTTTTCCCTGCTGCTTTTTCTTCTCATGCGTAGGGCATAATCGCATCAGCGGTATGAACCGATTAACCCTATAAAACACGGGAGAATTAAGTGAAACTGCTGCTTGCTAAAACCCACTTTTTCATAAAAAAGTGGGGCCCGGTTTTCCGTTTTGTTTTCAGCGCTCTGCTGTTTCTTCTGCAATTAGCGTACACGCTTCTGAGAAACCAAAAACCGTGAAAAAAATGCACTTCTGAATACCCCGGACGTATTTCAGAAAAAGCTCTTTGTTTCCCCGGTCTTTTTCCCTGCTGCTTTAAATATCAGAGTTAAGGAAGGATACCGGAAGAATAAAACTCCCGGCAGAATATGCGTGAGCTGCTGCTTTCCTGAGACCATTTGAAGTTATCTTTAAGTAAGACTGTACAACAAGAAAACCAAGGAAGAACAAAACCTGAGAGAGAGCAAACTGCACTGGTGATGCTTTTATTCAATGCTGCTTACGTGAAACGAAGTGAAGCGAGTGAAGCGGACAAGGTAAAACCTGCTGCTTTCGTGGTGTTGGTGTTTAACACTGCTTTTGACCGGTTCGGGTGTGTGCTGTTGAGTCGGCAGAGTGGTTAGGTCATGCCCGCTGACGGGGCGAAGCTCCCGCCTCCATGAGTAATTTCTGCTTAGCTGCTGCGTCATAATTTTCCGGGATCAAAAACCAAAGTCAGCGAAGCAGGCTGAAGAGACCGCCGAAGCACCGCCGGGGTGCGCGATATCGCCAGACCTTACAGAGGCTGGAAGCCTTGCTGCTCAACGTGTTGCAGGGGTTCGGTATAGTTCATTAAACACGTGTATATTGAACACGAAGGCGGGAAAATGAAAGCCTTGCTGTTCAGGGTGTTCAGGTCCCCGAACCGGTGGGGGTTTGTTGAACACGATGACCGCCGCCCGGGTCCTTTCTCCGCCCTTTGTGGCGAGGGGGGCAGGCCCCGCACCGGCAGGCCATTTTTTATCTTTCTGAGAAAGCAGCAGGGAGAAAGATCCGGCTGTCGGTGATGATTTTTTCCCTGCTGCTTCGCTGCCGGCAGGCTGCTGCTTTTGAGGCTCTCAGAGTTGGTCTGAAGCGTTTATTCAGAAGACACCTCCGAGGGTGGTAACCCGGGCGCTTTTTGCTCTTTTTCGCTCTCAGGCTTCAGGCGGGGTTATAATTGACCTGCGGGAGGTTTCGGTGGGTGGGATCAGGAGGCAGGAATGAGTTGTGAGGTGGGTGAGTGGATCTTTCAGGTAAGAAACTGCTGGTCGGGGATAATAAACCGGGAATGGACTGAGATATGCGCCTCGGGATCAAGGCACAGCTCACTGGTCTATCTCGAAGATGCTTTCTTTGAGCTTGAAAAAAACAGTGATGCGGATTCCTTCGCCGCTTATTTCTCGGATATCCGCATCACGACCGGCTTTAACGGACAAAACACCAGAAGGCTTGTGTGTGCGAGAGGAGGCCCGCTTCCTGAGCGGATAGACAAAACAGTGTATGGCATCTGTTCATGGGGGCTTCAAAGAGATGAGTTTTATCGTCTTACGAGATACTTACTTGATAATACCGACCTTATAGACTCAGGAGACCCCAGAATAAACTTTCTTGCGTGGTTTGGGATTAAGCCGGATGGTTACCGGGAATTCATGGTTCCGGAAAGGAGATGACATGCCTGTCTTTGAAATACAGATCAGAGTCAGTCAGATGGTGAGTGCGTCGAGTCTTGAAGAGGCCGAAAAAATAGCTTTTGATGAACTTTCGCCATTTGATACCGAGCATCTTTCAAGTGTGAAGATACTCAGCAGGGAAGAGCGTGACGAAGCAGAGCAGGAAGTTAAGGCGGGATGAGTTGGTGTTAGATATATTTAACGGAAATTTTGCCGGGCACTTCTTTTCCTTCTGTGAAGTAGTTACTATATCCCTGCTACGTCATCTTCTTTTGCTTCCAATACATGGCACTTAACCAAGACCCAAGGAGGGTATCACTATGGATTATGAAATAGCTCAGGCTGGCGATTCAGACGCTCTGGTAACAAGCGTTCAGGAAAAAATAGCCGAAGGCTGGGAGCCTCATGGTGAACTCCTTATTTCAGAGCATACCGGAACCCCTCAGTTTATTCAGGCCGTCATTAAAAAAGATCAGGCACCGCCTTCGGGGCTGGTGGATGAAAACGCCAAACTTAAACAGATAGCTTCAGAGACTCTTGAAGAAAATGAGGCTCTGAAAAAAAAGGTAAAAGAACTTGAAAAGGAGCTGGAAAAGCTTAAATCAGCTCCGGAGGATGACAAAGAAAAACCATAAAGATCTGCTTTTTAGTTTGCGTCTTATTTTTTATTGAAAAATATAAAGGAGTTTACTATGAGTATTGAAATCCCGGGTCTGGAGGAACAAAAGAAGCAAAACCTTATCCGTGTAAGGCTGGTAAAAGAATGGTGCAGCGTTATGCGGGCCTCAGATAAGTATCTTATGGCCCTTTGGGGAATTTCAAAAGAGGAGCTTACCGGCTATTTTTCAGGAATAGCCGGTATTCCAGATGAGTATATGACCATACTTAAAGAAGCAGGAAAAAGCCATGCAAACCAGATTTTAAGGTCTACCAGCAGGCTGGATCTTGATTCTATACCCCGTGAATATGAAGAATTTGGGGACATATACAACATGTCCTGGTCAGATCAGCCCGAATATCTTAAGATATGTTAGCCTCGTATCTTTGGCTGTATTATTTCTTATATCAGAGAAAGGTTTTTTCTCATTTCTACTCCCTGCCTGTCCATCTCAGCGTGAAGTTTATCTATAATCCCCACATCGAGATCGATGGCAAGTTCCAGAATTCTTTTGTACTTATCAAAGGTCAGACTGGCAACAAATGCCTTTAATGATTCATCCGTCTCCCACCAACCAGATTCTATTCCTCTGGTTTTTTCCAGAACAGCTCCCAATATGCAATCAAAATGCTTTAGATTATCTTTCTTCCTGCTAATAGGTATAGGAACCATCATTTCCGGGTGTCCCTTTCTGTCATAAATACCGGCACACTTTTCACCACAAACCACTTCCGGCCCACGCCCACCATTTCCCATTAACCAGCCATCAGGCTTAAGCCACCCTTTATTCCATATCCAGCCATTCGATTTTTTATTTTTTTTGCATATATCACATTGGTATATAACAGGCATAACATCCCCCTGTTTTCTTATCTGGTCAGTTTCATATACAACGCCTTTTTCGGTATGCCGACAGAGAATGAGAGGCTTGACACATGAAAAACATCGGTAGCAATGCCAGAATAATTCCTCCAGGAACAAAAACATTGTTTGCCGTCAGTTTTAATCACCATCATATCAGGACCGCCGCTTTTTAAATAAACTATATCTCCTACTTTCATCACTCTCCCTCACCCAGCTTTGTTTTGTTGGTGATCCAGTCTTCTAGCCGCTGCTTTATATCGCGCCTCTAATTTCGTCACAGCATCACCAACAGGATAATTTTTTAGCACAGCAGATAAGGAGCTTATCAGGTGCTGGTGTCGCTCAGCTCTTTTCAAAAACTCCAGTGTGACTCTTAAATTCTGAACCTCTTCTTTTAGTTCAATTTTTTTCATAATTAACACTCCTCCATGCCTTACTCAGGTTCACAAACTCCTCCTTCACCTTTTTAAAGGACCCAAATATACAGTAATCTCCCATATTATCCTGATACTTAAATCCTAGCGCTTCGACAGCATCACGCATTGGGTAAATATTTTTATCCTGATCAGAGTTAGTCCAATTTACATAAAACCGATTCTTTTTAACTTTTTCTTCACCTTCCTTACTAATCATTGCCAATGAAATAATTTTATCAAAACCGTTTTTTTCTAACTTTTCATCACTAATATTTAGCAAATTAACAATATCAAAAATGTCTTTTACTTCTTTTTCGTTCGTACTTACAGTTTGCAATATTCCAGTCAAGTCTAATCTGCCTACGCCACCAAGACTATCAGCGTTCTTTGACAATTTGTTATCTGTATCTATACGCTTGAAAGCGTTTTCCTCAATCTCTCTTTCCTGATCTCTTATTTTTTCCCATAGTAAAATGAGATCGTCATCAGAAAGAAAACACTCATCGGAATATGATTTAATTTTTCGATTTGATTTAGAAAATTTACAAAATTTATTTCTCAAATCTTCTTTTCTTCTGAGTAGTGCGTATAGTTTTAGGTCCAATTTTCTCTTTTCCTTCACCCCGCTATACTCAAGTGAGCCAACTTCTGGATCAAATATTTTTTTAGCTAAAAACCACTCAAATATACAAGCACCAAGCTTTCTTGTGTAATTTACGCTTATTGTCCTGTCTTCATCTTTCCTCGCAACCCCCCTGTCCTTTCTTATCCTTCCAACCCGTATTTTTTGTGCCCTGAGGGTACTTTGCCTACTCATCAGCTCTTTAGCCTCTTCCGCATTGTATCCAGACGGATAAAATGAACCCTTTTTGTGCTTATTTCCTACAATCTGATCTTTATCCAAAAGAACAGAGTCTCGCATTTTGTTGTAAAAGCAAGTGACAGTCTGGAAAAATACTGTGGGCTCTGCTTCCACCTCTTCATCCTCAACCTCACCAGCTTCTTTCAGAATGTGTTCAATAAACTTGGATCTGCTCTTAGACCCATCATTATTCTCGACCATCACATAAGAGTGTTCAACCAACTTGGCTTTATACATATCAACCGCATACTGACGCATGGAATCATAAGCAAAGGAAACAACCCTCTTATCAGAATGCTTAACAAGTTCAGGCAATTCAAAGTATGAAAACCTGTGTTCAAACACTTCCTCTGCATTCATTGAGAGCCAGTCTTTACCCCTGACCTTCCCGATTGAAGACGCAACCTCAAGACTAGCTTTGGTCAAAAGGTCATTATCAACAGCCTGAGACACTTTTGTTGCCAGCTCTGGAGAAACATCACCTTTATCTCCCGTTTTAAGTATGTATGCCACCGCTTCTTCTGCACCAAATTTGTTACATTTTAGGCAGACAGCTCCCCCCTTCAGGTTCTTTCCATCCCAGTACGGCTTTTTTACAACATCTTCACCATTAGCTATTCTCTCTTCAAGAAAATCATAGGAACCAAGATTTACCACCGCCTTTTTCACAGCTTTATTCCACTGCTCCCATATAACCCTTGAAAGCTCAAGCTCGTTCAGGTCTGAACCTGACCCCACCCAGTAATCTCTCCACACTAACGTGTGTATATGGTAGTGAATCCCCGATACCCCGAAGGTCGGTTCTGAATGTCTAAACCAACCTTCCCAGTCCAAAGCATCTTTTATTTTTCCAGCCCCTGAACGCTTCCCGCCATTGTGTAGTATTCTGAGTGCTTCCCTTAGAAGATCCATTCCCTTTCCTGAAGCTCTGACCCCTTTCAATTCCCGGGGTATTGTCAGAGTAAGGAAGTTTACCTCCCTCCATTTCACTCCATTTTTTCTCTTTCTCAACAGAGTGCATTTCTCACCTTTTTTAGTTTCCGTGTAAAAATTGGGTGCCAAGAAAATCCTATTGACCTTATTCAGAACCCCCATCCACTGGTTTCTATTAACCTCCCTGCAACTGATACACAGAGCATTTCCACAACCATACGACCCGTAAGTCGTTACATTTCCACCCTCACACCCGAATCTAAGCGGGTTTTTCACAGAAGGGTACTTACAACGAAGCAGTTTATCTGCCGTGGACTCAAGAAACGAAGTCAGAGGCTGCCAGTGCCCAGCCCTGCCACTTTTCAGTCCATTAGCAATTGTCAGGCTTTGCTTAGCTCTGTGAGCCCGTCCGCGGTAGAAATTACAAGCGGTATCCGTAAGCTCAGCATCCGCCTTGGGCGCTGAGTCCCTGACCCGTGCCATGACATCACCACCAAGCCCCCGCTGGCCCCGGCTAAGTCTCTTCTGGCGTTGCAAGTAACGCTCACCAAAAGCCCGTTCCTGCTTCCTTTTTTTGCGCGGCTTTAGCCGCTTTCCGCTTTTCTGTGTATTTTCAACGCCTTTATCGGTATCTTCCCCTCTGCCGTCCGAGACCTGTGAACTTTCCTGAGCCAAAAACCCGTTCTCGATTTTCCCTTTATTTTCAACCGTGTCCGAGGCAGAGGAAATATACCTAGTCTGACGTCGGACGTCAGAACTCCCAGCCGCAGCACCAGTGGAGCCATTTACCGCCGGCGGTGTTAAATTGACTTTGATTACAGGGCTGAGTGACGGCTTTGGATCAGGATTCGGCGGAAACGTAAAATTTATCGCCGCAGGTTTGTTGGCGGCTTTTTCAGTATTCTTAACGCTGAGTTCAGTATTCTTAACGGAAATTTCACTAAAACGCTCGGCGGGGTTGTGCGTCCGGGTATTTTGTGCATTGACGGCTGCACCAGAAAGCATGTATTTCTTGTCTCCGGAGCCTGCTTCCGGAGACTTGTTGGTTATTGGAGATGTATGATCTTGAAAAAGATCACTCATGGCTGATAAACTCAATACTGAGATTGGGTTTCTTGCGTAGACGCACCGAGGGCGTCCAACCATCAACGGGTCTACATAGAAACACTTATTTTTCTTAACTCTGCTGTCTCAGGGTCGCCAAACCAGAGCGAGACAGCAAAAGTTGCCTACCTTCGATCTTAACAAATTTTTCGGAAGCAGCTAGGCTTCATAATTACTTCCAGCCTTTTTCTTTTTTTCCGTTTAAAAAATCATTCCAGTCGGCATAACCGAGCGGAGGGTGTTCAACCTTAACCCTTCCTCGTTTGTGGGGAATGCGCTTAATCATATCGCGGTATCTTCGGCCATCAATATCGTTGTCAAATATCAGGAGAAGTCGTCTTTCAGTCTCGCCGAGCAGGTATCTAAAAATTGCAAGCTGCTGCTGGGACAGAGTTCCGCCGGTAGAAGCGTAGCAGGCATCTGTCTGCTTTAGCTGAAAATAGCTAAGAGCATCAATTGCAGCTTCAGCCACGATGATCAGCTTATCTTTCTTGTCAGCGTTGGAAAACCAGAGTCCGCGCTTTCCGCCTCCATTGAATCCCTTTTTTTTCTCGATCACTCCATCGGGCCTGCGATAGAAAAAGCGGCGTTCAAAGCCTGTCTTCACCCATCCTTCCGGAGTCCGGCAGTAGTGAGGAAAGGCCAGGTTTAAACCAAAGTCTTCCAGCACCCGCCCTTTGAATCGCGGATGCGACACGGTTTCAGGTAAAATTCCCCGATCCCGCTCAAGATACCAGTGACCATAGCATGTACCGTATGGCTTCAGCTGTTCTTCAATGCCTGCGTAGTCTTCTTTTTTGACCGGTGCAATGGGTCTCAGCTGGGGGCTTGGTTTCTTTCTGGCTTCCCTGATTTTTTTAGCGGCGGATTTTTTAAGCCGCTTGACCGACAGGCCGTCGAAGGGGTTTTCTAAGTGAAACTTGCTGCACAGATCTGTTACCGCTTCAAAGAAATCCAGGTTATTTTCATTTCGCCAGAACTGGATCACATCCGCCCGGCGGTACTCATTACTCTTATCAGCTTCGGTAAGGTTACAGGCGATCCAGTTCCCTGAGGAATTGTCTACGCTCCATGTCACTCCATTTCCCACCCACAGCTCAGAATTCTTCCAGCCTTTGTTTCCTTTTACGGGCTGGCACTCGCAGTCTTCCATCACCTTGAGCAGGTAATCGCCGGTTTTCAGCTCCCGGAGGGCTGCATCAAGCTTGGGGTATTTGGAATATTCACCGGCCATAATCACCTCATTTATGTGACTTATTTTTATATTATTTTTTTATCATAATTTTTGCAAGTTTCCTTTCTCCATCTCCTCCCCTAAAGTCTACAGGAAAAATATATCCATGGGTCCGGGTCCGGCTTTTTCGTGGGTCCGGGTCCGGGTCCGGGTC